ATCTGAGGGCCCTCGAGGCGCTACAGCTGACTTGCTTTATGTGGATGAACTCCGAGAAATTAAGAGTGATGCTTGGACTGCAGCAACTCCATTAACTCGAGCAACTAATGGTCAAACATGGATAACCTCAAATGCTGGCGATGGTTCCTCAACTGTGCTCAATGAACTCAGGCAAAGGGCTTTGCTGATGGAATCACCCAGACTTGGATGGTATGAGTGGAGCGCCAAACAGGGCGCAAAAGTCGATGACATAACCGCATGGCAAGCAGCCAATCCAGCAATGGGCCATACAATCAGTTTTGAGGCTTTACAAGATGCTGCAGCTCGAGATTCAGACGATGCTATTCGTACCGAAATGCTGTGCCAATGGGTAGAGTCAATCGATAGCCCATGGAACCTTAATAATTGGGCTTTAGGTGCAGATAATGATTTGACTTTACAATTAGGGCATGAAACTTATATGGGATTGGATCTCAACTTCAATCGCACAGAGGCTTACCTTGTTACTGTTCAGATTGTTAAAGAGAAACTCGCAGTGTTCCTCACTCGATGGCAAAAAGACGGCGGATTAAATGACCGAGAATTGGCAGCTGATTTGGCCCATCTTGCTAGAACTTACTCAGTCCGAGCATTAGCATTTGACCCTAAAACTGCTGGACATATTGCCCCACATTTGGCTAAAGTCGGCGTACCAGTAGCACCAACAGCCTGGGCATCCACAACCTTTTCCACATACTGTGATTTAACGCTATCGGCAATGAATCAGGGCGATTTAATCCATCCAAACCAAGAAACCCTGCACTCACATCTAATTGCTTGTGCCCGTAGACCGTCTAGCGATGGTGGCTGGCGTATTGCCCGTAAAGCAGCTGTGCAAGATATTGGGGCGGCTATCGCTATGGTTATGGCTATTGGAAACGCCGCAACGCCTAAAGCGTCTGTTGGTATATCTGTGGTATAAGGTTGAGTTATGATTTCACCTGCTACATACAATTTAACTTGCTACCAGGGTGCAACCCTCGACAAGACATTTACGGTTACTAATTCAGGTACGGTAGTGAACTGGACTGGATACACAGCCAAATTACAGGTACGCCCATATGTAAACACCACTGATACTGCAGTTTTAACTTTGACTACAGGTTCAGGTATTACTGCTGGAGCAAATGACGGCAAAATCATCATTACCGCTACAGCTACACAAACTGGAGCAATAGCCCAAGGCAATTATGTATATGATCTAGAACTAACTTCTGGCTCGTATGTTGTACGCATTTTGCAAGGTCGCTTTACTGTAGATGGCCAAGTTACAGCATGAGTTATCAAGTATCTGTCACAGAGCAAGTTACATCGATTGCCACTACTGACGATGTTACAACTATTGCTATTACTGAAACCCCGGCAACAATTTCTGAGCAAGTAGCAGGTATTCAAGGCTCTAAAGGTGATACAGGCAATACTGGCGCTACAGGGGCAACGGGCGCTACAGGTGCCAAAGGTGATACAGGCAATACTGGCGCTACAGGGGCAACGGGCGCTACAGGCGCAACAGGTGCAGGCTATGACATAAGCAGTCTAACTAATCGAACAATAAGCGCCACTGGCGTAACAGTTAATTTTTTAACTAATGATGCGTTAGGAAATGCAACTGTAGGCGCTTACCAAGTCGGCATGAAAATTAGAATAACCGACACAGTATCTAAAGATTATGTAGATGGCACAATCTTGTCGATTCTTTCAGGGACTCCAGGTATCGGTGTATCAATTACTGCTATTTCTGCTGTTGTTACTTCTAGCTCATGGTCGATACAAATCAGGGCAGATAAAGGCGATGCTGGCACAAATGGAACATCGGGTATTATTTCTGTTGCTTCACCAATTACAAATGCTGGCACATCATCAGCAGCAATTCTTGGTTTAGATCAAACATCGCTGGCAATCGATGCCTCAAAAATTACAACTGGAACTCTTGAAACTACTCGAGGTGGCACAGGAACACAAACATCTACTGGTTCTGGCAACAATGTGCTTGGAACAAACCCAACAATCACAAGTCTTAATGCCTCAGGCACAATTTACCGCCAAGTATCCAGTGCACCTGCAGGAGTTACAACAACAATCACAGCTGCACAATTATTAACTATGTGGGTTACTTCTAACCCGTCTAGTGCGCAAAATACTTCATTACCAACCGCAACGGCATTGAGCACTACAAATGTATGGATTGGTGGCGATACAGCAGTAGTCGAGTGGACTTACATCAACACAGGCACTGCTAACATCACATTAACTGCTAATACATCAAGCACAATAGCCACTAACAACAATGCAGTAATTTCGGCAGGCACATCTGCAAGGTTTGGAACAAGGCGTTCGTCTGGTGGCGGTTCATACATAACTTACAGGCTGGCCTAATGTCTAAGTGTCGCTCGGGTTGCTCAACACAAGATCATGAGTCCTATGGTGATTGTTTACAAGCTGCAAACATCAGTATCGATAAGACCTCATTGAAAGTTAAATAAAACGCCCAAACTCTTACAAATACACATAAAAGATTTCTTATTAGAGCATTTGTTCGATAGTATGTTTTTGTGGGGTTACTCAATGCGATGCGTATAAATAACTCTGCTAGCGTCATGCCCGAATTAGAAGTCACAGCATCCATAGCGGAAATGTATCCCGTTAATCCTATGAATTTGGGCTACACCCCAGACTTAGGATACTTGCAACCAGTTTCTAGACGAGCCGCCATGACCGTTCCAGCAGTAGCTAGGGCTCGCACAATTATTGCTGGCACTATCGCATCCCTTGAATTGCAGACCTATTCTGAAATGACTGAGGCTGAAATCCCCAATCGTCCGGTCATTAAACAGCCAGACCCAGGACTCGCTCGGAGCACCACTATTGTCTGGACCATTGATGATTTATTATTTTATGGCGTTGCTTACTGGCAAATACTGGCCATTTCGTCTGAGGATGGTCGAGTTACATCGGCTCGGCGTATAGATCCACTACGCATTAGCACTCGCACAGATAGCACTGGCCAGATAATTCTTGCTTACACTCTCGATGCTCAAGATTTACCAATGCGAGGTGTTGGGTCGCTAATCACTTTCTGGGGTCCAGACGAGGGCATACTTAATCGGGCATCTCGAACAATTAATGCCGCCATTGAACTCGAGGCAGCAGCCCTGCGTATGGCTCAAGAGCCTATCCCAGCGATGGTTTTACGCAATGAGGGTATGAATTTACCAACAGACCAAAAAGAAGCCCTATTAACCGCTTTTAAGGCTGCTAGGCGCACTCGCTCAACCGCTTATGTTGAGGGTCCAATTAATCTTGAGGTTGTTGGTTTGGATTCTGCTCAAATGCAACTCACTGAGGCTCGGGCTTACACAGCATCAGAAATTGCTCGAGTAATGAACATCCCGGCATGGTACATTAACGCAGAATCAGCCACTAGCACTTATAGCAATGTGTCAGCTGAACGCCGTTCACTTCTTGATTTTTCATTGCGCCCATATTTAGATTCTTTGGAATCTCGTTTAAGTATGGATGACATTACGCCTCGAGGCCAGTATGTCGAGGTCCGCATGGATGATTTCTTGCGAGGTAACCCAACTGAGCGAGTAGACATTATTGTCAAACTTTTAGATTCAGGCATTATCAACATCGATGAAGCCCGAGCAATGGAAGATCTAGCACCAAGAGGGAGTACGCCAGTAAATGACGCTTAATCTAACTTTCGCAGCCCACATAACAGGGGCAAATGAAGCCACCCGACAAATCTCAGGCATTGTTGTACCATTCGGCAAGACAGGTAACACTAGTGCTGGGCCAGTAATCTTTGAGGTCGGTTCCATTACAAACCCAGACCCAAAACCAGTCAAATTTTTATTACAGCATGATGCCCAGCGCCCAATTGGCAAGGCCATCGAGTTTCAGGTTACCCCAGGGGGCATCACTGGAACATTTAAGGTTTCCAACACAACAGCAGGCTCAGACGCACTCGTCGAAGCCTCAGATGGTCTACGAGATGGACTAAGTGTTGGTGCACAAATCGACAAATACACAATCCAAGATGGCGTAATGCGAGTTACAGCTGCCAAGATCGTAGAAGTGTCGTTAGTCCATGCCCCAGCATTTAGTGATGCTGTGGTTACAGATGTGGCTGCATCCGAGGCGGAAGCAGACCCAGACACAATCCAAGAGGAGGACACAGTGTCAGAACAACCAATCGAAACACCAGAGGTTGAGGTAGAAGCCGCCGCTGCACCAGTAGTGCAGGCATCTAGCCCAATCACAACCGCACCCCGTATCCAGATTACTGCTGCAGGCTACTTAGAAAACAGCATTAAGCAGATGACTGGCGATGAAAACGCCCGAGCCTATGTTCGAGCTGCCGATGATTCGACTTCAACAAACACAGGTCTTACACTCCCACAACATTTGCAGGAGTTTTACACCAACACCATCGCAGACCGCCCAGCAATTAACGCTGTAAGCCGTCAAGCATTGGTATCTAGTGGCATGAGCTTTACCGTTCCAAATTTGGGTACTGCACCAACTGTTGCATCTACCTCAGAAGGTTCAGCACCATCAGAGACCGGCATGACTAGCACTTACCTAACAGGCACTGTTGTTAAGTACGCAGGCATGAACGATGTTTCATGGGAACTTATTGACCGCTCGAGCCCTGAATTTTACACTGAATT